AGTCCCAAGGATAGTCTCTATTATTATTCTTTGCTTCATTCCATCCATCAACAATGTTTTGCAAGAATGCGTCATAATGTACAATCGTACCTGTCAGCCATATCCAACCTTCATTGCCTGGCGTTTCTTCCAGTGATGGAAATACAGTAGATACAATCCACTTTTTTAACTCTGCTCTTCTATCTGGTGTCTTGGTATTTAACTCTGATTCAAAGTCATCAAGGATTATACCCGTATATCTTACGCCTACTTCTGCTCTACCACGCAGTCTTTGGGCAGAACCTTTGGCTATGATTCTATCTCCTTTAGGTGTAACAATATCTTTTTCAGTCCATCGCTTACCTACAGAACCGCCATCCATATTACCAAAGTAATATCTAATGATTTCATTTTCTTCAAAGTGGTGTCGTATATACTTCACGTGGTCTACAGACTGACCCTGTTCTTCTGATACCCAAGCTACAAAGTTTTGTTTATCTTCCTGGGCAAAAAGAAACTTATGCATAATAGCAGCTTTAGATAAAATACTTTTACCCATACCACGAGGTATCACATTACAAATACGTGCTCCTGGTTTATGTTGAATTAGTTTCTTGGCTAAGTCGTGGTGGAACTGAGGGCTTTCAGATTTGTGTAAGAAATCTTGAGGCAAGAATACACGCCCAAAAAAGATTAGGTCTTTATAAGCTTTGGCTAATATCTCATCTCTCTCAGATAATTCTGAGGCAGATGGAATTATATTAATCTTCTTGTTCTCCACTTTCAATCTTCTTTACTCCGCTTAGTTGTAATATTTCATCTTTACTAAATCCAGTAAAGGCTTGACCAAGTAAAAGTTGTTCTGATTTCTTTTCTTTAGGATACATACTTTGTATCTTCATAAAGTTTTCCAAAGCTCTTAGCTTTACTGCATCAGAGGTGTCAGGATTTTCTACAATATCCTTTGCCTGTTCTAATGTCCAGCGTTTGTCAATACCAATATCAGTCAGTAATTCTTCTATTTCTTTTTCCACTTCTTCTTTTATCCTAGTTTGTTTTAACAACACTGATGATTTCACCGATGCTGTATCTTTATTATTTGTTTCAAAACATTCTAAGTATGCTTGAACAGGTGTTTCACCGTGTGCTATCATCTTCACAAAACGAATCTCTCTCCAAGATAAAGGCTTTTCTTCTATGTTAGTCCTTTTCTTAAACGAGTTGTAATCTTTTTTAGGGTTGCCTTCCATCTTACCAGAACGAAAGCAAGGACCAAGCAATGTAATATAGTAATCATCTATTGCTTTCAAGGTAGTATTTTTCATTTTCTTCTTACGAAGAATCTGTGTGACCTTGCCATCGTCTGTAATTACCCAATCGTTTGGCTGACCTTCTCTCCAATCCTGTATCAAATCAGCATCAGGGAAGGATTCTCTAAACTCCGCCTCATTATCAAATACATAACGAGGAACGCCTTTGATAACTCTTCTATGCATTAGCCTTCAACAACATTACCCCATACCACGCATTTGCCCTTGACTATCTCAATGACTTCTACTTGGAAGTTTCCACCTGGAAAAAAGGTAATGATACTGAATGCGTGATTCCAATTATGCAATCGACCACGTAACCATTTGTTTTTTTCTCGAGACATATCCTTAAGACATCCAATACCCCAAGCTCCAATAGTTCCTGCATCTAATTTTGTTAAGGTGTGTCGTTGTATATCGTGGGTATGTCCGTACATAATGTTAGCTCCATATGTCTCGAGATGTTTCTTGGCGTGGTAAGTAGTAGCGTAACTACCGTGAATAAAATTAATTTTTCCAAGTTTCAAAGGAACATTATATTCATAATATTTGTATCCTCTTTCTTTCAACTTACACGCTATTGGAAATGTATATTCACTCATATAAGGATACTTCTCTACAAAGTTGTCCATCCATATCTCGTGATTCCCTTGAAGCATATGTCTTTCTTTTACGTTATGCTTATCTAATTCTGCGTCTATAATATCTAAACCTGCATTGACATCTGCGATGTCTTGCTCACAATGCGGTATCTGATATTCTAAGGAAGGAAGTTTTTTTCCTTTATACTTCCAAGCAGAAAAGTTATGCCACTCTCCTACGTCTCCAATATTTACATAGATATCTGGCTTGACTATTCCTATTGCTTGTAAAGCACAAGACAATGCTTTCTCATCGTGCAGCGGGAAATGAACGTCTGGAAATACTATTGCTCTTTTAAGCTTCGATTTTTTCGCCATCTTCACTTAGTTCGCTACCCCACATATCATCAGAAGCAACTAATTCAGGTGCTTCAATACTTTCTACTACCTGGAATAATTCAATGATTCTTTCTAATACGTATGGCTCTTCTGCAAATATCTCAGCATCACGCAAACGCTTTACTAAGAACTTTGCTTTTTCAATGCCTTTTACTAGTTCCATTTATTTTTTATCTTTCTTTTTAGCTGGTTTATCTTCTTCTTCAAGACCTTTTAATGCTGCAAAAGCACCTTTGACTTGTTCCATTGCTTGTTGTACTGTATTAACTTCAGCAACCAACTCATCCCTTTTACTAAGCAACTCATCAAACTGTTGTTGGTATTGTTGTATTTGTTCTTTTACTTTATCTTTCATAATACTAATGTCTCCTTATGTTTGTTAGAATTTATCATCTTTGTTAGACTCTTTACAATAAATATATTCATAAACTCTCAAAAAGTCATAAATATTACAAAAGTAGTAAATAGTTCTTGGAATAAGGGAAATAATACCTTATCTTAAAGAACCTCTTTCAGGTTGCTATATTAGGGTATTACCCTATTAGGGTATCCGTATTAGGGTTTTCCTATTAGGGTATTCCTATTAGGGTAACCCTTTATTCGGGAACCCTAGCACCACACTACATATTAGGGAACCCGAAGTATTAGGGTACCCGACTGTCCAAAAAAATATCCTAAAAATATTTGGTGATTTTGTGTGAGCTTGTTTTATTACACATACCCCCCGCCCGAAGGCGAAGTTGAAAATTTGAAATTGGGTTGAGATTTTGAAAACCCCAACCCAACCAATAATAATTAAAATATGAAATCTATAAATACTTTCTTGTCAGCCTTAATGAATCTCTCATTTCCAGTTTCCCAATTAGTAATTGAATATGTTTTTGTTGTTCGGTCGTAATGATTACGAACCCACACTTGATTGGATTTAGGTTCCAGTATATCTTTTAATGTGAACCAATCATTTAATTTTATATCTTTAATTTTCATTGTATTATTTCCTATTAATTAATTTATCTTATATTATATATATGTATAAGAGGGGGTAAAAGTTCCAGTATATTATAGGATTATTTCGACCCCCAACTTATCCACAAGTAATTAATAAATAATAATATTTTCGCTATATTTATTATCTAAGTTTAACCATTTATTATTATAAACATTGGTTGCATAATAACGCCCGTTTATGCCCTTATCATACTCTTTATAATACTTGGGTACTATCTCAACACTATTACCGCTTATAAGTACCTTAGCACCCTTTATTTTAGCTACTCTATTTAATAACATAGATTTAATATTATCAGGCACATCTAAACTACATATTTTACTTTTTAAATTATTCATTTTTTTTTCCTTACTTAATTAATATTTTTATTTCTATTACTTACACGCATATAAATTATAATAGTTCCAGGATTATTTATTTTTCTACCGCTTTATAAAAAGTATCCTTATTAAAATTTGGATTATCTTCTTTTAAATATGCTACTAAATCAATTAAAAAATTATACTTATTTATGTTACATTCGCAATCATCAGAATTATTTTTTATTATTTCCGCTAATTTAATATAGTTTTTTCTTGTCATTTTTTTTCTTCCTTATGTTGTTATTAATTTTTCAAGTTGTTTTAATTGCTCTTGTTTTTGTTTTAATTCTTTATTCATTTTAATAATAAAACTTTCAATATGTTCTAAATTAAAATTAAATTCTTTATCTTCCCAATACCATAAAATAAAATCCAAATCTTCTTTTATAATAAAATCATCATCAAAAGAATATATTTTTTTTATTAATTCTATTGCTTTTTCCGCACCACCATATCCATATAAAAATTTTCTATTCATTTTTTCTTCCTTAAATTATTAATCTTATACCCTATATACCATTATAATTATATTTGGTTCCCAAGTTTTTAAAAAAAAGTTATCCACATCTTATACACATTGTAAAAGTTTTCTTATACGCTTAAAATTAATTTAGGTTCCCATATATTTATAGATAGCCCTTAAACGCTTTAAAATAGCCCTTAACAAGCATAACAACGCTTTATTAATAGTTATATCTTAAAATCTCTTTTATTGTCTTGTAGATAGCATTTAATGATTTTGTCGTCATAGAAATAAATTATATTTAAAATAGTTGGGAACTTATTTTATTATATATAGTAGATAGAGTATGACAAGCAATAAAAAGAACCAAATAAAAAAATTAAAAAAGTTGGGAACTTATTTTATTTAGTGTCATATATATTACATAACATTAATTATTTGAAAGGGGTTCAATATGACCTTAGAAAGTAAATTAAAATTGTTAGGTATTAAGAAGGCGAAACAAATAAAAATTGAAAGAGCCAAATTTTTATCTAATGACAATGGAAAATTTGTTAGAATTAGAGGACAAAAATTTCCTTTGGAGAGTGGAAAATATTATAATTGTTCAGAAGGACAAGCAATAATAAAAGCCATTGACGAAGCAGTAAATTATTATTGGGAATATAAACCAATATATAAATAAAAAAGTTGGGAACTTAAATAGAGTTAATGCATATAACTAATAGGTAAACGACAAAAAACTAAATATTGTGTAGTTTCTTACAACAAAAAAAAGTTTTATAGCACAATAAACAAAGGAGAACTTATTGAACATAATTATAAAACAATCAAAGAAAAAAGAAACAATTACACCGAAACAATGGAGTAAAATAAATAATATATTAAATGAAATAGAAAGAAAATATTTTCATAATAAAGTAAATATCTATTTTGATTTTATAGAAAAGTAAACAAAGGAGAACAAATGGATTATAAAGAAATTGTTATGTCCATAAAAAAGAGTTGCGAAACCACTATTAGATGTAACGAAAGAATAATGGATAGAGAGTTTAAAGATTATGATGGCAGATATTATGACGCAGAACGAGAGGAATATACTATTCTTGAAACTGAAAATCGAGAAGCAGAAATTTATTTAGATACAATAGAAAGTTATTTAAAGAAAAAAAAATAAAGTCTGGAACCTTTATAGATTAAAAGCATTAGAGTAATATAAACAAAGGAGAATATATGTATAGAAATGTTAGTGAACATAATTTTATAAA